TGGAGAGGATTTTGATAATAGAATGGCTGAATTTGTTGCCCAAGAATTCAAAAAGAAATCTAAATTAGATATTACTGGTAATGCTAGAGCAATGAGAAGAGTTAAAACTGCTTGTGAAAGAGCCAAAAGAACTTTATCAGCTGCTGCTACTGCTAACATTGAAATTGATGCTTTATATGAGGGTGTTGATTGTAATGTTACCATTACTAGAGCAAAATTTGAAGATTTATGTGGAGACTATTTTAGAAAATCAATGGAACCTGTTGAACAAGTTTTAAGAGATTCTAAAAAATCCAAATCACAAGTTGATGAAATTGTTCTTGTGGGTGGTTCTACCAGAGTACCCAAAGTTCAACAACTTTTAAGTGAATTTTTCAATGGAAAACAACTTTGTAAGTCTATTGACCCTGATTCTGCAGTGGCTTATGGAGCATCAATTCAAGCAGCTATATTATCAGGGAATGGAGATGCTAAAACTAATGATATTTTATTACTTGATGTTTGTCCCTTAACTTTGGGAATTGAAACTGCTGGTAATGTTATGACTCCTATGATTAATCGTAACACTGCTATTCCCTGCAAAAAGACCCAAACTTTCTCAAATTATGCTGATAATCAACCAGCCGCAACAATTCAAGTATTTGAAGGAGAAAGAAAATTCACAAGAGATTGTAATAAATTAGGTACTTTTGACTTGACTGGATTACCCCCAGCTCCAAGAGGAACACTTCAAATTGAAGTTACTTATGATTTGGATTCTAATGGGCTTCTTACTGTTTCTGCTTGTGAAAAATCATCCGGTAAATCTCAAAATATCACAATTAAGAATGAAAGAGGAAGATTGAGTGATGAAGATATTAATAGAGCTGTTGAAGAAGCAGCAAGATTCAGAGAAGAAGATGAAAAAGCAGCTAAAAGAGTTGAAGCCAAGAATGGATTAGAAGGACTTGTCTATAGCGCTAAAAATTCTTTATCAGATGAAAAACTTAAAGAAAAGATTTCAGAGACTGATAGAACTGAATTGGAAGAAACTATTAAACAAACTCAAGAATGGATGGATTCTCACTTAGATGCTAGTACTGAAGAATTCGAAGCTAAAACTAAAGAATTTGAAGCAGTATCACATAGAGTATTCCAATCAGCTTATGGGGCTGGAGGAGCTCCTGGAGCAATGCCTGGAATGGGTGGAATGGGTGGAATGGGTGGAATGCCTGGAATGCCTGGAATGCCAGAAGGTTTTGATATGGCCAAGATGCAAGAAATGTTTGAAAAGATGAGTCCGGAAGAACGTGCTAATCTAGAAAAATTGGCCCAACAACAAATGAGTGGAATGGGAGGAATGGGTGGATTTGACCCTTCAGCTCAAACAACATCAAATGTTAATAATGATGAAGGTCCATCAGTTCAAGAATTAGATTAAGTTTTTAACGTAATATATTTTTTTAAATAAATATTAAATTTATTATTATATAAATTAATTTAGTATTGGATATTTTTTTATTAATTCATTCCATTTATTTCTAATTGATTTATTTTTCATTATATCCATTTTTTTAAAATATTTTTGTTTGTTGGCATTAAGCCAATTGGCTATAGATTTCTCAACTTGATTTTCTGAACTTCTTAATGGCTTTGTATTGTTTGTTTCAATAAACAATATCATAATGTTATATTTGTCATACCAAATACTTTCATTACTTTGAAACAAATTTTTAAATTTATTTATTAGATTATTCCACTTATTTAAAAATTCATAATTAGAAATTGTCAAATAATTTTTTTCACATCCATATTCCTTAAATCTATTTAAATTTTGTTTAACAAATTGACGAATTGGGGAGATAATGATAATTCTGTCATATTTTTTGGAAAATTCATATGAAATTAAAGTTTTCCCCATACCACACATTAAAGATAATATTCCTCTTGAATTTTTTTCATAGTGTTCTTTTAATTTTTTAAGAGCCTCAATTTGATAATCATATAAAGTAATTTTTGTTAATTTATTGTCAATTGGAATATTATTTTGAATATTTTCATTTGATGGAAGATAAGGATATTTGATATATTGAATACGATTATTTGATGGAAGATTTAAAATATTTTGTGAAATTTTAGAAGTGTAATAAACAATACCATCAATATTATTAAGATGACATCCATCCATAAAATCCTGCTAAATCACTCATTCTTAGTCCATTTGAATATCCATTTTTACATTGGATTAATTTGTATGTTTGATTATCACCATTGTATAAAATAACATCAATACCTGTATCTATTAAAGGATTTTCCTTATTATTTTTTCTTATTAATCTATAGGTACTATGACAATCAATAATTTTAGATTCAATTAAATTGGTTATAGGAACATCAGACCATAACCAAGCAATATTTTGTTTTTCCCTATTCAAAAAATCTCTTACCTGAACTTCATATTCAAAACCTTTATCTCTATTAAGCATATATAAGAATAATAATTTATTTATTCAATATATTATTTACTTCAATTTTTAATGTGTTTTTTTCATAAACAACAGATTAAATATTTTATTATAAATAAATTTGTTGTTTTATATAAATTAATTATTAAATTCTTTTACAGTTATTATTTTAAAGGCATCAGATTGAATGTATTTATCATATGAATATATTTTTGATTTATCTTCGAGTTTAAAATAAAATTCATTTTCATTAACAATATCATAATTTATTGGTACTATTCCGGATAATCCCCGTCTTAAAACTAATTTAGATTCATTACTAGATTCAGAATTTAATATTTTTATATTATCAAAAATAATTGTATGACTACATATTAATTTGAATATTTCATTAGCCCAATCAAGTGGTTCTTTATAAATTTTTATACCATCATTTAATTTTAATTTAAATGAATGAATTCCTGAAAAAATCGGAAAATATTTACGTCCTTTTTCAAATACGATTTTTTGTCCTCCATAATCAATTTCAAAATCGTGTAAAAATGATTCTATAATAGTTGGTAATTTGGCAATTTCAATATATTTATCTCCATTGGGCATAAATATTATTATTGGTTTAGTATAAACAACATCATCACCATATTTTATTATATTATCATAATTATTTAGTTCATTTGATTCAACCCATTCATTAAAATTTTCCGGTAAATAATTACAATTAAATTTAATAGAATATTTTTCAACCATATGGAATTTTCTATTTTATGAATTCATATCAATATAATTAATATTTATCAATTTTTTATAAAAAATATATTATGCTACAATATTTAGTGTGAAATAATTATTATGTATTATTGTTTAATTATTTATTCTTTGATATATTGAAAATATGTCATTTTGAATATATTTATCCAATAATAAAATTTTTTTTTTAAAGTTATTTTCATCAAATAATTTATTTGATTTTTCATCTTGTTCTAATTCATAATAAAATTTATTTTCATTAATTTTATTAATTGATTTTTTTTTAGGTAAAATGTTAGAAAGCATATCAGAAAGCATTATTAGTTTATACATTGGTCTATTTATATCTTCCATTTTATCAAAAAAAATTGGTTTATTTCCAATTTTAACTATATTAGATATTTCTTCTATTTCAAACAATTCATCATATGGTGGTACAAATATTTTCATATCATTAATCAAATTAATTTTTAGATAACAATTATGATATTTAGGGAAAAATACAAAATATACGCGTTTATTAGTTGTTTCATAATCCATACCACCAATTTCAAATACAATTGTATCAGAATTATTAGATTCTATAACAACTGAATTATAATTATTTAATAATATAAAATCTGTATGATAATTTGGTTCATCATTTTTGCCATAATTTCTTATTTTTAAATTTTTGTTATTTTCTAATTCTTTTTTTATATTTAATTGTTGCCATTTGATAAAATTGGGTGGAAGTGATGTAGTATCAAAATATATTGAATAAATTTCTTCCATTTGATAAAGTTTAATATATTGAAAAATATATTATTTAATAGTATTTTCACTTTTTATAAATTTTTATTGGAATAACTAATTAAAAATTTATAAAAATTAAACATAATATATATCTATAAATTTTAATATAATAAGTTTTTAGGGAAAATAATCAACAAAATATGGATTTGAAACAAATTGACATAAATTCATTTGAATTGGATAATACTTTCTATCGAGATAGTATTGTTAGTATTAAAAAAAAAGATATTCCTCTTAGAAAAACACAACATAATGATAAGGGAAAAACAATTAAGATGAAAAAATTTCTTAAAGAAAAAAATGAAAAACAAAGACGTAAATCTAAAAAAATTTCTTACCATAATAATGTTGACAAAAATATTTATAAAACATTACCGGGAATAACTATTGATGATGTGATTGAAGATATGAAAATAAATGATGTCGAGACTGAACATCGTTTAAAAAAAATTTACGACATACCCAAGTTAATAAACCTATACACTGTGATTATTGTTATAGATATACTCCTGGACAAATGAATTATTACGAAAAAATTGATTGTGTTTTATGCATTTATTGTGGTGTCTTATGTACTGATTGTGGTGTTTTAAATTTGGCAAATGAAAACACATGTTGTCATTTTATGGAAATTATAAAGAGTATGACGAATGGTGTAATAGCTAGTGTCATTAAAAAGTAATAATAAAAAAATTGTTATTATAAATTTATTTTAACCCTGATATTTTTTTTATTTTATATATATAAATATAAATGGAACAAAAAATTATAGATAAAATATTCTATGAATTTTATTTAAATGACAAAAACACTTTTTTTGGAGATAAAATATTACCATCATTAATTTATGAAATTTTTACAAATTCGCCTCAAAACATATCACCTAATACATTTGAAAGATGTAATCATAATATAAGTCAATTAGAAAATACCATAAAAAAAAATGGTTATCTAAATGTGGATATTAATCAAATATTAAAATATTTTCCAATTGAAGTATCAAATAGATTAGATTTATTAGGTGAATATATAGTCAATACACCATATTGTATGTTTTTAGATAAAGTTGAATTTAATTCTAATGAATTAGTTATAAAATTGGACGGTAGTTCAACAAATAATGATTTAAATATATTTGGACAATTATTGAAAGAACCATATGGATTTGAAAAAATAATTTTAGTTTATGATTATAATCAAGATATTTCAATTAATTTTTTAAAATTAAAATATATTATTGATACTGAAAAAAATATTACTATATACCCAAATTCGATTGATTGGTTATATTATTTACAATCGGGTTATACTCAAATATTTATGGTATTGACAATTTATCACGCATTATGGCATTTAATGACAGCTTATATAACTTGTATAATAAAAAGAAATGTTACTAATAAAGACATAGTAGAATTATTTACAATGGTTGAAGAAAATATTTTTTTGAAAGCAAATGAAGTTAAAACATTTTTTTTACAATCTCCATTGTTATTTAATACTACTTTATATTCAAATGATTTTTTTATGGAATATGCTGCTAATTGGGTAAATAATTTTATTGATAATTTTGATTTAGATACACATTTTGATAATTATATTTTAAGAAAAATATTAAATCCAAATCAAATGTGGATGGTTGGATTTAATGAAAATTTGACTCTGGTTAAAAATTTTTCTGAATCAATTATTCAAAAAACTAACATCAAATATCATTTAGTTAATGCCTGGGATTGGAATGGTTATAAAAATATTAATCCAATAAACAAACAAATAAAATTGTCTAAATTGATTGAATTAAATTATGTTTTAGGTGGTGTTTATCATTCATATACTTTTGAATATCAAAAAATTGGTTTTACTGATATAATTTATTGTCAAAAAATACCAAAAAAATTCTTTTTAATTTTACTTTCAACATTAGATTGGAATATTCAGTTTCCTTTATATGGAGATTTTTCTTCAAGAGAAAATAAATATTTAATAGAATTGAAAGAATTAAAAAAAAATATTCAAGAAAATAGATTAAATATATATGAATTGGTAAAACATAACGAAATTTATAAATCATATATATACACAGAAATAAAAGTATTTGAAGATAATTATTGTATAAATACACCAAATACACGTGTGTAAAATTATTCACAAACAAAATCAAACACATTATAAATTTGCATTTGTAATTTTGTATCAAATTCTTGTATAATCATATTTGTATAATTATTATTTAGATTGTTGTGTTTTTATTTGCCAAATAAAAACAAATGTTTTTATTTTATAAAATTTTTTAAGAGTGTGATTAAAAAGTAATTATTAAAAATTGTCATTATAATATTTTTTTATTCAATAAAAATATAAAATATTATATATAATATATTATGAAAAATATAATAAATTTATTTAGGGATAATTCAAAAAAAAAATGTCCAAAAATTGAATGTGATCCAAACTCTAATACCATATTAATATTAATGGATGAATTAATTAATTATAAATATATACCAGAACACATTTTAAATTTATTACCTGGATATCAATCATTTAAAAATATTGGAATTGAATTTACAAATATCAGTAATAACCGACAACAATGTTCTGCGAGTAGATCAACAATTCCTACTTCAATAATTAATACGGGTATTCAAGATGATATTGATTTAGATTATCAATACAATTATATACCACAACTTAATAAGGATTTTAATACAGTTGGAAAAGTTTTACAAAAAAATAATTTTGATACTGCATATTTTGGAAAACAACATTTACAATCACAATTAGCAACAGATGCATTTACAATTCCTGCTTGTGATACAAATACTTATGGAGCTATGAGAATATATGGATACAATCAATTTAATATTTTTGGAGATACTTACTATTATGACCAACACGGTATTTATGCGGATGTTTTAACTCTAGAATCAATTGTTCCTCCATTATCGGTTCAATTTGATTATTACGATAAAAAGTCAAAAAATAAATACTCTGGAGTTATACCTTATATTAAAAATAAAAATGATAAACAAAAAAAAAGAATATTTGATATAAAAAACTCAAATTCAAGTTCTAGTTCTAGTTCAAGTACAAAAAATAATTCATTTTATTTAGAATTTCAAATTACAAATCCTCACGATACAACACATTTTTGGCCAGTATTTAATTTAGAACCTACAAGTTTTGTCAACACATTTACTATGCCATTTTTGGAAGAACAAGTTAAAGTATTTGGAACATCAAATCCATATTTTTTTAATAATCAATTTCCAGATGGATATGTTAAAAATAAAAATTTGGTTGCGAATTATTTTGAAAAAACATATCAAAAATATTCAACTGATGTTAATTCATTGCCTTTTGTAGAATCTTATAAATATGATTATGCAATTGATCCCACATATAATCACATTAATCCATTTTTAGCAGGAGTATATAATAGTTTATTGTTCAGTGTTGTTATTCCAACATCTTCAACTTATATTGGGGAATGGAAAAATATTGTTAATAATTATTATGGATTAGTTATTGAAGCTGACTCGTATATTTACAAAGTATATAAAGAATTAATAAAATTAGATTTACTTAAAAATACAAATGTTATTATTACTGCAGATCATGGAGATGCTATGAGTGCTCATGGTTTAAGACAAAAATTATTACCATTTAATGAATGTGTTAATGTTCCAGTCGTTATATATTCACCACACTTAAATAAAAAATTAAGAAATACCAAATCTGATATTTATGGTTCATTAATTGATATCACACCTACTACATTAGTTTTAAATAAAATAAATTATAAACACAATAATTTTTTAGGTAAACCATTATTAAAATGGAAAAAAAATTCTCTAGTTATTAATATTGAAGAACATTATGATTATGATTCATTTACTATTGTAAATAGTACTTTATATGCAAATACTTATTTCTTTTATAAATTTTGGACTTTTGATAATGCTTCATCTTTTAATAAATTGTGGTATAATTGTGCTAATTATTATGAATATGGTAGTTCTTTTGTAATGATTAATACAAAATTAAATAATATTGGATATAAATTTGGAAGATATTATTCTATTATTGGACTCATTGTTTATAATTTGGCAAATAATAAATATTTGAATGGTTTAGATGGAACATTTGATGTATCAACACTAATTATTTATTTAGAATATACTCAAATACAAGAAGTTTATAGAAAATATATTGCCAGATTGTATGTGGAATTATTTCCAAGTACTTTTATATTTGAACAAGGATTAAGTATAGTTAATACTTTTATTTTTGGTAATAATTTTGATAATATTATTAATGATTCATATTTGACTTGTAATTATATCAATGCGATAATTTACAAGATTAATAATGTTTTAGAATCACAAGGTAAAAATTATTTATTTAAAATACCAGGTAGTTTAAATTCTTATGAGGAAAATTTGTCTGATAGTCAAATTCATATGTTTTTATATGATGAAACAAATGATCCTGGTGAAGTTAAAAATTTATTAGATAGTAATAATACTTGTCCATTAAATACTCAAGAATTAGAATTATTAAATAACAGACTCAATACATCAATTATTCAACATAATTTATCAGAAACTATTACAATTATTCCCGATAAAACTTTAAAAATTTTAGAATTGGACCTATTTTATATGGGTGGTTTATTTTTAAAAAATATTGACGAAATTACATTTTTATCAAATTTTGGTTATAAAACATCTGATTTAATCGGTTTATATTTTTCTATTAATGGTACTTCTAAAATTGACTCTCAATTGTCACCTGAATATTTACGTAAAGTCAATAACATTTTGCAAATTTTGTATTTAAATTTAGTTCAACCACCGTTGGATTTTAATAATTTTTGTATGATGTCTGATGATGTAAACAATTTTATTTATATTGGCAAATATGATTATTTAGCTATTATTTATAATTCTCCATATTCAAATATCATTTTTGATTCTAATTCAAAAATATTAAAACCTTTAAATCCACTTGAACTTGTTAATTATAAATTTGATAATATTGATTCTTTATTTACTAAAGCCTACAAATATGTAAAAATAAATTAATGATATAATATTATTATAATTATGTATATCCAAATAATAAAAAATTGATTTTAAGATAAAATAATATAAATATTATATCAGACTTTAAATGCCAATTATATCAAGCACTCAAAAAAACAGAACAAAAAAATTAAAATTAAAATTGAAAAAAAGAGGATTGGGATTAAGAAAAGATAGTGCACTATGTTCATTATATGTTAATGGGAAAACAGATTTAGATATTAATTGGATTGTTCAAAGAATGTGTGAAATGAAATATCTTTATGAATATTGTGATATGAAAAATATTAAATCACAAGTGTATAATGATTTTGTGTTTAATGAATACAATAAAAATTATGAAGGAACAATTTCAACACAAGCAGAAAAATTAGCATTAGAAAAACATTCTAATGGGATTTATCCTAAAGTTTTTCCTTGGGAAATAAATAAAATAAATTCTAACACAATAATACCCAATTCAAAATTAGATAAATTAAAAGAATCATATGAAAATATATCTGATGACGGTGAAGAATTAGATGGTGGTGGAATTAATATTTACAAAATACTTAGGGTAATAAGTTTAGGATATTTATTTGTTTATGGATTAATTGTTATATTAACTAAATTGAAATAAAAATTGAAAAAATATTCATATGTTATATTAATTTTATATAAATAATATTAAATAAAAAATAATTACAAATATGTCCGGCACATCAGAATATATTTATAAAGAATCACAATCTGAATTTCTAAAAATTAAATCTTGTTGTAATACTTGTCAAGATTATTATAAAATAAAATTATCAAGTGTTAATAAAATTAATGAATTAGAAATAAATTGTAACATTGTAATAAATAAAGTTAAAAAAAATAAAAAAAATGACTATTATATTGGAATTTGGATTGACAGTAAAAAAATTTGGATTAAAAATGATTTTCATAACCTTTATTCCCAAAGAGAAAAATTACAAAAATATTCTTCAGATAAAATAAATGATTTTTTGTTAAAATTTAAAAATAATATTTTACCTAACTTAAAATTAGATAAGGTATTTGGTAAATTTGATTTGGTTAAATCAGATGGAAGTAAAACTATCACAAAAGAAAATATTGGAATAGATATATTTGGATTAGAATATTCTAATTGTGATGAATGTTCCGTTTGTTATGAATCAACCTATACATTAACACATTGTTCACATCCCTTATGTATAGGATGTTGGAATAAATTAAAAGTTCAACTATGTCCAATGTGTAGAAGTGACATATCTCCACAAGATGATGATTCTGAATCAATTTATGAAAATAATTCAGATATTTCGTATCATAATCAAATGATTTTAAATAATCAAAATGGAATAATTGGTTATAATATGAATAATGTTGATGATGAAGATGATAGTGAAGAAGATAGTGAAGAAGATAGTGAATATAGTGAAGAAAATATAAATGAAAATCAATATAATGTGATTAATGGGAATAATGTGGATGATAGAGATGATGGGGATGATAGTGAAGTTGATAATGAGGAAGACAATGAAGATAGTGAAGAAAATAGTGATTATGAGAATGAAGATGTGGATTTATGTATCCATAACCAATACCAAAATATTCTTTATGAATCATCGCAAAACGTAAATAATCAAAATAATTAAATATATTTTTTATATATATATGATTATAAACTAATAGTTTATAATTAAAAAAAGTTGATATACAAAAAAATTGATTTAAAGATATAATACGATATATAACCTATAGTATATATTCATTTATGAATAATAATCAAGAAATGTCACAAACTCAAGAAGAACAAATTGTTATGGTTGAGAATGAAGTTGAAGTTGTACCAAAAGTTCAACCTGGACCAGTAGCATATTCTGATCTTGTTAAGAAATTAAGACAATCTCAAGTGGTAGTGGAATCTACCCAATCAACCCAATCAACCCAATCAACCCAAACCAAACCAAACAATGTTAGAGGTTTTAAAAATAACAATTCTAAACAATCTCAATCTAGAACCCAAAACCAAACCCAAACCCAATCTCAATTACCCAGATTATCTAAAGAAGAATATCAAAAAGAATTGGAAAATTGTCAAAAAATTTTTATGAACGAATTAAAAGTATATTTAGCAGAAGAAGTTAAAGACAAATCATTTGAATCAAGTCAAACTCCTGAAACTAAAGAAACTAAAGAAACCCAAGACAAAACAAAAACAAAAACCAAATCAAAAAAACCACCAATGACCAATTTACAAAAAATCAGTAGTGGAATTACCAGTGTAAATATTATAAGAGTAATTTGTTCTAGAGAAGAAGCAGAACCTAAATTATATTTCATTGAAAAACTAATTACAAATAGACAAATGGATTTTGTTGGAAAATTATCTGAATATATGGCCAAATATCAAATTATGACCACATACATATCTTCCAGAGTAATTTTATTACATTCACCTTATCTTAAGGTATAAACTTTTTTTATAAAAATTTGAAATAAAATATTAATATGTATTTATCATATTAATATTTAAAAAAATGGAAGATTTAGAACCTAAATGGAATTGTAAATGTGGATGTGCATCAAAACAATCACATAGGTCAAGATGGGCTTATATGTCTAGATATAAAAATAATTATTTGTCAAAACGTAAAAATATTCAAGAAGATTTTGAAAGTAATAATAGTTTGATAAATAAATTATTACTAAAAAAAAATTCAATCAACAAATCAATTCAATTTGTTCCTGTTAAAAGAGTTAAATTTGATGTGGATACTGGTAAAATTATTATTGAAGAAAATACAATTGAAGAAAATACAATTGAAGAAAATACAATTGAAGAAAATACAATTGAAGAAAATACAATTGAAGAAAATACAATTGAAGAAAATACAATTGAAGAAAATA